AGGTAAGATATAGTACATCTTTTCATCCCTATCAAACCAGATGCTCCATTTTTCATAATGCTTTTTAGCATATTCTTCAGCGTCCTTGTAATATTTGAAATACATTTTGTTTTCCTCCGTTCCTTTTGATAATTACATTATACACTTTATAATGTAACTTGTCAATAGTAAATGTAATTATTTCTATAAATATTTTTATTTTTCTTTACATTATACATTTTATAGTTTATTAAAGGGGCCGAAAGCCCCTTTAATATAATATTCCCATCCCTCCATTTTCATTTATCCAGTCGATTACCTCTTTATATCCAAGTCCAGTGCCATCTAAGTAGAAATCTTCCTTTTCAATCTTGAAGCGTATATTTTCCCGGTTATTTTCCGCCCATCTTTCAATCTGTTCATGGGTACAATGCCGAAGTGAAATTTCCTCTCCTTTGAAATTGAATATCCTGTATTTCCTCCAATGCCCTCCACGCATTATGTAATCATATTGCTTTGGATGTGTTATTTTCATTTTCTCAAATCGGTTAGGCGATTTTTCAAGATGGCATCCATATCCGCAGAACATACAACCTGTACGGCTGCATCCTGTCGTTTTCAATGATCTTTCGTTTTCTAAATATCCCATATCTGAAAAATCTATCTGCCCCGGAATCTGTCCGCAACTTGCATAGTCCACAACAATATCGCCGTAAACGCTTGCTATCGGCGTTAATGAATCCACCGGGAAAGCCGGAAGCCCTGTCTTTGTATCAATGATTTCAGAGATCGGGCATCCGTGCAGCTTTTCGATTTCCCGGATTCTCCAATCAATAAGCAATTCCCGATTTGCAGAAATGTATTGTAAAATGTCTTGCTCCGTCCAAAAGGCCATCGGATTGCTGATCGGGCTTTTCATTTCAAAACCATTGCATCCATTGATTATCCAATGCTGTGTCCGCAGTTTGCTTTCACATGCCATTTGTGCCGTAATCGGTTTTCTGTTATTCTTTTTTGCATACTCTTTTATTGGCTGTTTTTTCATCACTTTGCAGCACATAGAGGATATTTCAAACGGGGCATCCAGAAAAAATTTGTATTTAGATTTATTATACATTTTTGAGATTTCGTCCGTTTGCTCTCCCTTTTCTTTGTGTCTGAATGTTCCGCAAAGTATTTGATAGCGTACATTTTCTTTTGGCATAATCCCATTCTTTAAGTTTTGATATTCCGGGTTCTCTTTGTTTGCCCTCCTTTCTATCCCTAACAAGTCGGCCATTTGTGGGTCGTATGGCATTTTACTTTCTGGTATCGGCTCATTTTCTTTTTTCCATGCTTCAAGTGCTTTTACATATCTCCTTGCATAATCAACTGTTTCCGATACCTCTTTACTGATAAATGGATAGCCATATTTTTCTATCACTTGGCGAAAATTCATTTTTGGAATCAGAATATCGACATTTGAAAATGTTCTTACAAATTGCCTTATCTCTGGATATTCTAACCCCGTATCAATGAAAACCGCCTTTATATTCGGGTAATCCTGTCTTACAAGATGCAGTAATACCGTGCTGTCCTTGCCGCCGCTAAAGCTGACATATACACCATCTTCGCCAAATTCATCAATCCATCCCTGTATCCGCCGCCGGGTCATGCTGATTTTTGAATCCAAGGAAAGGCTTTGCATCTGGTATAAGTCTGATAATGTATGTTTGTTCTCTGCCATTTATACATCCCTTTCCTCGTTATCGTCTGATTCCGCATCCGGCCCCTCTCCGTATTCCTTGGCGCATTTCTTACTGTCCGGGTACAGGAACATACAAGCCCCTTCTGTGATCGTGCATCCGTAACCGTGCCATTCGTCTGTATGATAAGCCGCCGCACATCTGCCTGCTGCCATGCCCTAATCCTCCTATTTCTCCGATTCCCCGGCATTGCGGATTCTTTCCAGATTCCACATGAAAAGATTCGCCAACCGCCGGGAAGCCCATTGATACATTTCCGCAAGTTCTTTTTCGCTGTCCGTTACGCAAATGCGGCATATATTCCCTTTCAACATATCCGCTTCGCTTATGATATTATTTATCTGCCCCATTTCCTCCGCCCCTTTTCCTTGCGATGCGCTGAATCTGCCTTTGCAGCTTCCGCATTATCTCCGCATCCAGCTTCCTTTCTGCTTCCGCCCCTCTAAGATATGCTATTTGCATAACCATGACGGAAACATCTGCCAATTCCTCCAACACATGAAAAGCAGATTTTTCTAAATCCTCATTCAGTGCCGCCGACTGCTCCGCATCCGTTTTCTGATTCAGCCGCCAATCTTTATTTACCGCCTGTATCAACTCGGCGCATTCCTCTATTAGCTGTCTGCTTTGCGGCTCATAGCCGTATTCCATAGCGATTTTATGTGCATAGTCCGCTTTTATGTAACCCTCTATGTTTTGCGCCCTATCGTCCACATAATGATTCGCATATACCTTTCTGCAGTCATTTCCGTATTTTTCGATATTCTCCGGCACATTCTCATTGACATAATCAAATTCAAGCCCATATCCCCGGCAAAACTCCACTGCTTCCGCAAGCCGCTCATTTACCCGGCAAGTCCACAATATGATTATATTTCCCTCCGCCTTTATGGATTTCGCCTTTTCTATCGCCTGTAGCTTTGCCGGCCCGATCTCCGGGAATCTATCTTCGCACAACGTACCATCAAAATCAAAGGCCCATATTGCCATATCCTACCCCCTATATGATAACGCCGTTTGTATGGTCTATCTCATGCTGTACGATCTGCCCCACAAGCCCGGTGCAGTGCATTTTCTTGATGTGATAGCCGGAATCCCTGTACATGACATCCACCCACCGATTCCGCATCGTTTTCCGTGCGCCCTCCAAGGAAAGGCATTCTTCGGTTGCTACATAGCATTGTGTAGATTTTTTTACGATTGTCGGATTTATCATCAAGATAAAATCATTTTCCGTAATCTTGACCGCCACAACCTTTTTCGTGCCGCCTATCTGATTCGCAGAAAGCCCTAAACAACGCTTTCCGTGATGCTTTGCCGTGTCCAGTAGATCACGGGCCAATTCTTTCACTTCCTCCGCAGATTCCACCTTTTCAAGCGGCTTTTCCAAAAAGTCAATATCTGTTACGATTTCTCTAACCATTGCGCCATCCTCCTATATTTTCTTGATTTCCTCAAAAACAATTTGCTTTGGCAATATCCCATGACAAACATAAACGCTGCTGAATGGGGGATTTAATGACGGCTTTTGTTCGGCGTAATCCTTGAAATATGCAACCCTCCTATTCATGTACATAATTTCAAAGTCGTTATCCCGGAACATTTCAAATCGTTTTTGGCTCTCAAAAAGCCCCACCACTCCCACAAGCATAGCAAACGGCTTTCCGATGTCAAAAAGCCTTTGCAACACATCCCCCTTTAAGCTGTACGGCGGATTGCTGATAATGTAATCGCATTCCGGCGGCTCTATCAAAAAGAAATCCTCTCCGTTGAAAATATGTGTTGCGGTTACGAAATACCCCCCGAAAATCTTTTGACAAACAGGCTTTCCGCCGTATCGAAAGGACACCATATCCGGCTTCCCTCTGGTATGTATTTCATGATCGGGTCAATCGCATAATCCGGCGTATAAAATTCATCGTTTCCGCTGTTTGCGACATTTGCAACTATCATCTTTCTGCATCCTCCTGTATCAGATTTTCCACCACGCCGGAAAGGTTGTCTTTCATGAATACAGGGATGCCGGCCCATATACAGGCTTTATGTATTCCGTTTATCCATTCCGGCATTGCTTTGATGCGTTCTTTCCTGTTCCCTGTCTCCTGTCCGATGATAACCCATTTTATCCCCGTGAACGGTATCGAAATCGGCCCCTGTATAGGCTCAATGCTCAAAAATGAATTGTACCCATCGTCATAGAAAAAATCGTCCGTTTCCGTTGTTATTGTCGTTCCGTACCACATATTTTCCGATTTCGGGAGATTCCCGGATTCCATCAAAGAAAAATACCTCATGGGATTCTTGGTAAGAAACATATACCTGTGTTGCGGATGCTCTGCACACGCCTTGAAAACCTCAAAAATCCATTCATCCGGGATAATATCGCCGAACAAATCCGCCATGCTGCACACAAAAACCGTTGACGGCGTTTTGATATTGCCCGGCTCTTGCAGCCTGTACCGATGAAGCGTAGGCTCAAATCCATAAGGAAAAGCAATGTAATGTTTCTTTGGATAGAATCCATATTGCTTTATGTCAAGCACATGAATCTTTTCGCTCGGCCTGTACTCCCTAAAGTCCGGGCATTTCCTTTCAGCGGTCTTTCCGGGGCAATCCGGGCTTATGCAGCAATTACAGCATTCGGCATCATCCCCGGCGAATCTGTGTGCTATTTTTGCGGCATAGCAATACGGGCATCCGTTGTTGCATCCCGTAACGGGATTCCATGTATATTTGCACCATTCTATTTTTGATTTATTCATACATTCATACTCCCTTAATCCTCGATGCCGCCATATCCGCCGTGTGCGTGTAAAGTACATTCGGATACTTTTCGATTGCGTGTCCGTAGGCGTTCCATGCGTCTTTGCTGTACTCAAATGCACCGTGATGATACCTAATGCAAAGCATTTCTTCATCCGTCAGATCGGGAATCAGCATCGCCGCAATGATGGCGGATTTATCGCCGTGTCCTATCAAAAGCCTGTCCTTGTTAAACTCATACGCCCTTGCGCCATCTACCTCTTTCAAGATATATTCATCCATCTTGCAAATGTCATGCAGATAGCCAACCAGATAGGGGCTTCGCTCTTTTTCCCATTCCAACCCCATTTTACGGGTAAACCCTAAAAGTGCTTCCGCTACTGCGTGGGAGTGGTCTGCAAGCCCTCCAAAATGTGCGGAATGGTAATGTGTTGATGCCGTTTGCCGGAAAAACCCTCCTTCAAGCATATATTTCTTTGCGCTTTCCGGGAAATACCTCCCGGCGAATACTTGAAATCGCCGGATTCTCTCGCACTCCTTTTCGCTATCGGTTTTCCCAAGATCATTCAGTGCCTTGTTGAAATTCTTTATCGCATCCGCTGCTTTATTTGCGCTCACCATCATTTTCTCCTTTCCCCTGTTCTATACAGGTTTTGATTGATTTTGCGATCTCGCAGAACAAAGTTACTGTTACGGCATTTCCGAATTGCTTATATGCCTGTGTGTCCGATACTACTTGATGCCAACCGTCCATCGGGAATCCCTGTAGTTTCCCGTACTCGTTTGGCGTTAATTTCCTAACCCGGTACTTCATCAAGTCCAATATTTTCACTTGCCTATTACCCCCCCGGATGTTGTAAGCGTTGGGGATAGCCCTTCGGGATGATATACTCGCTTTATGCTGTCATGGCCCCGGATGTCAAGATGCCCCAACATTATCAGTTTTGGCTTTTCCATCTGATTATTCCTTTACCCTTTCGATGATATGTGTGCGCTGCCATTTCCCTATCTTGCTTGGAGAAATCCCCTTGTAATAGGACGCTTGGCAACAATAAGCGCAATTATCTTTATCCGTGAAGATGCTGTTCGTCATTTCATCGTCAAATTCATATTCCCGGCTTCGCAGTACCCCCCCGAATCATCCGCAACTATTACCCCGTGGATGTCTTGCGCCGTTAGCGTGAACATTGCTTCTTCATCCGACTTTGCCCTTGGCCCCCTCTGCCTTTTCTTTTCCCGGTCAGGCGTTAATGTTGCGTGGCATTTCCCTAGATTTGCAAGGCGTTCTAATGCCTGTTTCAAGATTGTTTTTGCCTTGGAATCCTCTATGTAGTATTTCGCATCCACGTTTTTATCCAGAAAGCCGGATAGCTTCGGGATAAATTCGTGCTGCTCCGCCGGGAATGCAAAAGAAAGGTTTTCCGCTTCCCTTGTGCCTACAACCGCATACCGCTCCCGGCTTTGCGCCACATTCCAGTATTTAGAATTGAAAAGCTGATAGTATGCCTTGTATCCCCTTTTCCTGTACTCTATTTCCAGTACATTCAGATACGGCTTTAATCCTTTTACGTTTTCGGCGATTATCACGGCCGGCATATTCTCCGGGGCGTGTTCCTCTGTTTCTTGAAGCAAGCGCATCATTTCAAAGAAACATCCGCTCCGGCTGTCCGCCTTGATGTTGTTTCCGCCGCACTCCGGGCATCGGTTGTTTCCATCGTATTCCCCCGGCTCTATCTCCTGTACGCATCCGCAGTCTTGGCACTTGACAACCATCCCTTTCTTCCCCCCCGCCACGCTCAAATCTTGGCAAGGAAATCCAAAAGCCCACACATCAGCCTTCGGAATGTCGCTCCATTTCATTTCCCGGATGTCCGCTTTCTGGACGTGATTTCCGACATTTTCCCGGTAACTCTGTACGGCGTGTTTGTCATAATCCCAAGCCCCGGCGATTTCAAACCCGGCTTTTTGGAACGCAATGCCCATTCCTCCGCATCCGCAGAAGAAGTCATTTACTTTTAATCCGCTCATGGTATCCTGTTCCTCGTTTCTGTTTCTATCATATCCGTTTCTTGCCGTGTGATCTCCACGCCGAAAAGATTTGCGACAATGCGCTTCGCCAATTCCTCCGCCGGAATCCCGGAATCTCTGCTACTCTGCAAGCACACATCCACCACGCCGACAATCTTCGATGTTGAAAAATCCTTGCCGGATTTTTTCCTTCCGGCATCTATGATGTTATACGCCACGCAAACATCCGACATCGCCGCCGTGTGTTTGCAGCACTCGTTTTCTAACAGAATGGACGCTTCACGATCTGCATTGTTCAAAAGCGTAAATATATAATTGATTCTGTACAGCTTTATCCTGTAATGTTCTTCTATCTTCTTGGCAATATCCATTATCATATCCGCACTACCTCACGCAAACGGCAATTCGCCATCTGCCCCTTCTGGAATATCCATAAAATCATAACTTTCCAGGCTCATGCTGTCTAATTCCGCTTGGATGTCCGCTTGCTGCTCTGCTGCCCGTGATTCCGCAAATTCCAGTTCGGTCACAACGATGCGCCTATAATATGACCGATTCCCATCCCTGTTTATAAAGCTGCCGGATTTCAGCCGCCCGACAATTTCCAGTTTCGTACCCTTTCGGATGTGCTTTTCTATCAATTCCACTTTCTTCTTGTCGTAGACTATGCAATCAATAAAATCCGCTTTTGGCTCTCCTTTCCGGGCAAATGGGTCTGGTATGGCAAGCGCAAATGTGGCGAACGGCTTCCCGGATGATGGGAAATACCTTATTTCCGCATCCTTTATCAGCCGGCCGCTCCCTATCCATTTATTCAATGCAATTCGCTCCCCTTATCCGTTTTTCTGCTCTGCCTTATAGACATATATTTTCTTTCCGCCGGAAAACTTGGAAAGCCTTTTCCGGGTCTTTTCCGCCTGTTTTTCGGAATCCCTTATAATCGCCCTTTCCTCGCCCTCCACTAATACAAAAAATTTTTCCTTGATTTCTGAAAAAACCATCTGCACCATCCTTTACATCGCCGGGGCCATAACGCCGGCCCCGGCGGATATGCTGTCACTATGACAATATGGCGATGTTCTCCACATCTGCCAGTTTATCCTTCAGATACTCGGCGATCTCATGGACGGCCCGGAATTTCCATGCTCCGCCGTCCGCTTCAAACAATGCACACGCCACGCCGTTGCTGCTGTTCTTCATGCGGAAAACAAAGTCAATTTCCTGCTGCCCTACCTCATGGAATGTACGGAACGGCTGCAGCCGAACGGGATTCGGCACGATCACATCCTCCACGTTTGCAAGCCCGGTCTTGATGGTCGCTTTCTGTGATACGCCGTCATCCCCGTATGCTGCCACGGTCTTATCCTCCACGTTTCCGGAAACTTGCATCACGATAGCCTTATCCGGCGTATCAAGAAACATGGACTGCATCTGGATGATGAAAGCTTCCTGTTCGATAAATTTATTCAGCGTGATGGCCGGCACTCTCGCTTTTACGCTTATAACCTCCAAACGCTTCATATCTCCGTTAAACTGTGTCAGCAGACTAACTTCCGTTTCCGATGCCACATGGACGATCATTTTCGTCGTACCGTCCGGGAAATCGTCCGGCCATGCGGTTCTTGATATAATCGACAAGCGATGTAAGCGTGGAAAGCTGTACCGCTTCGCAATCCCGGCATCCGTCCACAAGCATAGGGATATTCCCATTGTGGAAGTAATAGTTCTTGCCGCCGATTTCCTCAATCCTTGGCTGCTGAAGCCCGATGATGTACTGTAAAGCCTCTTTAATCATTTTCAAATCCTCACTTTCTTTTTTATCCGTTGACCCTTAAAGCCCTCGGCATTGATGTTACTTTCTTGCTGTCTGCCTGTGATTCTGTTTTCAGTTCCTCCGGGGATATGTCCGTAAAAGTCATCTGCCCCGGAATCTGTTTTCCATATTCCTGTATCAGCACTTCCCCGGAATTTAGGTCTTTCCCTATTGCGAAATTCGTCTTTGCAGAAATCACGCCGGCCAATTTGCTGTTTACAGAAATATCCACTTTCGCATCATCCCGAAGCTCTGTCTGCTTTAGGGATATTTTGATTGTGATGCTCCGGGCTTCTTGGTATGGCGTGTTTGGGTCTTTCATGTTCTCGATCACTTTCGTGATCTCCCGGTCAAATTTCGCTTGCAGTTCTCCCCCGGCCAATTTGCTTAAATCAACGTGCAGCATCCCGATTCCCTCCTTTCATGCTTAATCAATCTATAGCAAAATCAGATTGTCCTTAACTGTGAAGCCGTTCTTTATCCCCGGCATTCTGGAATGCTTTTCCGTCCGTGTAACCGATGCCGTAAAGCATGGAGTTTTTCCGGCTCATGTTCGGGCGTGTGGACGGCGCAGCGTCCTCTACTCCCATTGATTCTATCGCCTTATCCACAACCGCCGGAACGCAAAGCGCAAGGGCGAAGCAATTATCTCTCCGGCTCTCTTGCTGCCGCTTTGTCTGTTCTGTGAAGTTTATCTGCAATCCTTTCATGAATCCGTGGCAATAAACAAGCTTGTCATTATAATTAAAATCCTTTCCAGATTCATAAAAAATTCCCCTCATGGTCTTTACTCTGCTCTTTATCACTTTTAGGGCATATCTAAAGATTTCCATGCACACGAAAGCATCATCATTCACGCCTAAAAAGCGGATTTTGTATGTGTTCCCTGTGTACCAGTGCAAAAGCAATGTCCGGCATCTGAAATTTTGCGCTATTACCCCGGCAAGGTCTGATACCCAAGTTTCCCGGAATTTTTCAAGCGTTGTGGCGGCTTCCACGGTTTCGCTTTTCTTTTCCTCCGGGGAAACATCCTCCATGCGGATATGGTATTTCGCCATCAATTCCCGTGCTTTCATCATTGCCGCCCGTGCTTCATGTTCATTGTTGCTGCTCGAAAGCCTTATGAGGTTTTCAATTTTGTTTATCAGCCTATCCTCGCTATTCCCCATCCGCCGCAGCCCCCTCAATCTTTTTCATGATTGATTTCCCGATTCCTGGAATTTCACTAAGCTTTTGCAGAAATGCCCGTTTTGCGTCCGTATCACGGAAATATCCGTCCGCCTTGCAATCCCCTATCACATCGGCGGCGATGTCCATTGCTTTCAAGCACTTTCTGAAATCCTCCGGGCATCCGCTGAATGTTTCATCCACACAATCAAAAATTGGATAGATATATTCATCAAATACCGCTTTATATTCAGCAACCAAAGCTTCCCGGACATTTTCCTTTTCGCCCTCTATGTACTCTATAAGCTGCTTATCTGTCTTTTTCCGTATTTCCACCGCTTCCCGGTGGATGCGCTTTTCATCCTCCGACAATCTATAATTCTTTGTTTTTCCCATCGCTCAACCTCTCAAAAGCCTGTTATAAAGTTCCTTGTTTTCAGCCTTGGCAAGCGCAGCCCTCACGGATTCATCCGGGAAAGGCACGGGCAAGGCCATCTTCATAATCCGATTGATAATCCTATCATCGAACAAAAGTTTTTCCATTTCGCAGTTGCTTGTAAAAATCGTTACTTGTTTCTGCACCATCCGCCCATTGAGGATTGAATAAAATTTCTCATTTACCCATTCTGTAGGCTTTTCCACGCCTATATCGTCAATCACTAATACAGGAACACGGATTATATCAGCAAGAAATTTCTGCTCCCCGGAATCCGCCCCCGTCTGCTCATGCCATGTTTTTTTGATCTCGTCCAAAATCTGAAGCGTAGTGGCGAATTTTGCGGAAATCCTGTATTGCGAAATAATGTCGTTTGCAATGCTCGCCGCCATCCGGGTCTTTCCGCTGCCCTTCGTCCGGGAATACATATAAAGCCCTTTCCCATCCTCCGAAATCCCCGGAAATTCCTTGATGTAGTTCGTGCAAAGCATCTTTGCCATTTCCGCCCTTTCCTTTCCGTCCGGCGTGGTATACAGCCCCAAGTCAAAGGATTCCACCGTGTAGCCCTTAAACTCTTTGGGGATGTTGGCAAATTGCAGCTTGCTCTCCATTATCCGGGATTTAATGCATACGCACGGCGAAGCGTAATCATATCCATCTTCCCCTTTGCGGAATATATACCCGGTATCTCTGCATTTTTCGCACTTATACGCCGTTTCCGTCCTCTCCGCCATCCTTTCCTCTCCCGGCCCGGAATGCTGCAAGGGCATCATTTTCCGATTCGCAAGAATGCGCTGCATCGCCCGGTTGAAATCCTCCTGTGTTGCCGACATAGTTCATCGTTCCCCCATTCTTATAATTGCCCTCTATAACCTTTAGGGCATTTTTGGCGTTTATCAGCCAATCAAAGCCGCACCACTGATTTGCCTTACTGCGCCCGGAAAGGAAGTCCGATTCATCCGCAAGCCGGAAAATATATTCAAGCCGCTCATAAGCCCCTAACTCCATCAATACCTTTGCTTTATTCAAGGCATTTAACAGGGTCTTTATTTTCCGCTTGCGTTCGTCAGAAAGCCCCCTCACTTTCGGCAAATCCTTACAGGTAGCGTTATATAGTGCCGCTATCTGCTCATAGTCCAACCGCTCCGGCTTGCCCCCTAAATCCGGCGGATTTTGGGGTATATTATTATTTATAATAATATCTTTATCTTCTTCTATATCTGTGTCTTGACAGGTTGACATATTTCCTTGACTTGTCATTGACTTGTCATTGACATTTAGTTGACTGTCAATTTTGCCGGCCAATGACATTTCAAGCCGTTTCTGCTTTGCCCTTTCCCGTGATTCCGCCTTTTTTATCCTGTTGTACTCCCGGATGTCCTGCATATTTTCGCCCTGTTCGGCGGCGAAATCTGTAATAAAAATCCCCTCATTACAGGCTTCAACCATCCCGAAAGTTTCAAAAGTTTTCAAGGCAAGCCGGACAACGGAAAGCGGCTTGTTGAATATGGTCGCAAGCATATCCTCCGTATGGGGAAGATTTTCCGAAATCATCAGATACCCTTCCGCATTGCTGATTCCGGCAAGAATCAGCATCCGAATCCATATCACGATCAGCGCATCGCCCTCCGGCATCGCCTGTATAACTTTGATTCTGTCATCGTTGAACATTCCGACTTTCAGCTTTATCCATTTAATATCCGCCATGCTCCGCACCTACCCCATATATTTTTTCAGCAAATCCCTTCTGGATGTCTTTTGCTTTGGCGCATCGGCGGACGGCGCAGCTTTCACGGATGCAAGGAAATTCACGTTCTTTTTCATGCCGGAATCAGATACGGCTTGCAGATTCTTGATGATCTGCTCTTGGTTCTCCACCGCTTTCCCATACACCGATTCAAGCCGTGTTTTCGGGTAGTTCAGTCCGGCAAGGCAACAAATAGTTGCTTTCTCGTTATATGTCTGGAATACATCCACCGGGATTCCGATTTCTTTTCGCATTGCGTCCACATCCACGGCCCCGGCGATGGATATGGAGATGTATTTGATAACCCTGTCCGGCTCAATCGGGGCGAACACGCTTTTTTTGAAAGATTCCAGTACCGCCGCAGTAGTGCTTTCCTTTGCCGGAATCTCCGTCACAATAAGCATCCCTTTTGACTTTAATGTTTCCTCTATCTCCGCCCGGTCGATATTGCCCCTTTCGTCCTTGTGCCTGTTGGGAATCTCGATAAAGTTATAGAAAACATTTACAAGATGCTGATTCAGAATCAGCTTATCCCCTTTTGAATTGTCAATAATCATAACGCTTGCAATGCTGCTAATCGCCGTCAATTCCTCAAAGCACTCATAGCAGTTTATTTGTGTTTTCGGGCTTTCCTTTTCGCTTGGAATGACCGTAATAGCCCCAACGGATTCCACCTTGCTTTCTCCGGCCGCAATATCGCCCAAAAGCAGATCAATCAGCATCGGGCCGCATCCGCTTCCAGTTCCGCCGCCGGCCGCAAAGACAACGTAAATCATGGAAACATCCATCTTTTCATAGATTTCTTTGCTGATATTGTCGAAGTCCTCCATCACAAGCCTTTTCGCCTTTGCCCGGTCTTTGTTGCAGCCCTCGCCCCCGGCGATGTGATATGTGTATTTTGCATTTTTAAGGGTCTGCAAATCCTCCTGTGATGTATTGAGGTACAGGACAGAAAACCCCTTATCCTCAAAAAGCTTCCCGATGTTGCCCCCGGCTTGCCCTATGGCAACAAATCCGATTTTCTTTTTCATGCCGCAATCCTTCCTTTCATACCTGTTTTAACGCCTGTTTGCCGGATTCCGTGATATAAAAGGTTTTGGCTTTCCCCTCTTTGTATCCGGCGGCAACATAGCCCATTGATTCAAATTCTGTTATTTTCTTGAAAATTGTATTGTCCTTATATCCGAAATCCTCCGCATCCGTGATTTCTTTCGCTGTCATTGCCGACACTTTATCGAATGCGCCATTTGTAGACAGGACGGACAAAATCAGAAATCCCAAACGATTCAAAAAACCACCATCCTTTCACTGATATTTTTTGAATATCCTTGAAACACAATGATTTATTTTGATTTTCTAGGATATTCTTTTATTTATTTTTCAACCGGGCAGATTCCGCATCCGCTTCCCTGTAGTCGAAAGAACGGAATACATCTTCACATCCGCATTCGGGGCAATGTGATGTAATCAACACGCTCCAAAAGCGATGCAAGCAGCCACGGCAAACACATTGATAAAAGGGGTCTGTAAATTTTGTAACGCCGTCCGAATAATAGCCGATTTCCGCCATTTTCCCACCTTTCCACTTGCAAAAATATAAAAATGCAAGTATAATGAGTAAAGGAAATGCGTTTTTCAGCGTCTTTTCCTTTGGGGCTTGCGTGTGAGTTGGTAGCTTTGGCGCAAGCCCCTCTTTTGCCCCTATTCAACATTTCAGTGATTGCGCTATCGCACAATCAAACAGGAATCATATTTCAGCGATCAGCTTTCAACTTTGTAGTAAGCGGAGAAGAAGCCGACGTTGCCGCGCACATAGGAGCGCAAGTAGTTCAAAATCAACGCCGAAGAACCGCCGTACGAAGCGGAGCCGTAGCTGCCGCCCCGGAAAGGCACACATTCGCTTTCCTCTGCATCCGCATAAAAATATTCCCTGTTTCCCTCATGCCTTGCCGGGATGATTCCAAGGGCTTTCACAAAGTCCGGGATAGGGTCAATGTCAATCCCGACATTCTGCCATTCATCGCCGCCGTACTCTTTCCCGGTTTCCTCATTCGTTGCAAGGATTGTTACTTCGTCATCCTCCACGCTTACCTTCAGCGGCTTCCCATCAATCAGCACATCCGCCCATTCCTTGCTATCCCTTGACAAATCGCAATCCGGGGCGGCGGCATCGTTGTCCTTTATGTACTGATAACGCCCATTCACAAGCCGGATTCCGGCGATGTGCTTCCAGACATTCCCCACAAAATCCGCAATGCCCTCTTTGTTGTCGTATAAGAACCACGATTCCGGCCCGCTGCCTGTCAAAGTGATCGTGTTCCGCCCCTCTGGATGGATTCCCTTTTCTCCCATTGCAAGATGGCTGCAGCCGAATGATGTATTGCCCCTCATGGATTCCGCCCCGGCGGATTCCCGAAGCCTTATCAGATCGGCTATAAACTGCCATTCTACCGCCGTCATGCAGTGCCATCCATCGCCCTTTCTCCTGTGGCACTCCACAACGGAATCAAAGTCCATCATGGTAGCCGGGGGCTGCATCGGCAAGCTGTAGGGGATGCCGTCAATCATGCAAGAAAGGTATTCCGGCAGATAGATGGCATCTACCTCTTTTCCCCGGATGATAAACATGGGATGCACGGCATCGCCCTCAATGGACGGGTCAACCTCACGATGCGGACACTTTTCATACCTCCGCATGATGTTGGGATTGTTGTTCTTATCCCTTACAATTACAAGTTCGCTTTTAATCATTGTTAGATTCTCCTTTCATATTTTCAAACGGCAAGGGGGCAAGTGTGCCGGCCGCCATAATCCCGATGCTGAAAACGGATTTTTTCAACGCCGCATCCAGTTCCCTTTCCGTTTCAATTCCAAATTCTTTCAGTGTTTCAACGATTGTTCGATTATCCATTTCCGCCCCCTGTTTCCGGGATACAGTCAAATTTCAGCTTTAGGCCATTTTTCATTGCGGACAGGTGACAGTGAATTTCTGTAGCGCATGATTCGCACATATCCTCCACTTTTTCATCGTAGGACACCCGGACATTTTCCGGCTTTGACAAAAGAGATAATTTCCAAACCTCTTTCGCCCTTATGATTTCTTTTCCGCAAATATCGCAGTATACTTTTACCATCCGTTTGCACCCTCCATATTGAAAATCGTAATTTGCGCCGTTTCTGCCTGTAGGCGTTCCGACGCCTTTTTGTAATATCCCGGATGTATTTCAAAGCCAATATAAGGAAATCCCAATTTTGTACAGGCTATAAGGCTTGACGCACTCCCTACATGGGTATCAAGGATGATAGCCCCCGGAACGGCGTACTTCTGCAAAATCCATTCATACAGCACAACGGGCTTTTGCGTTGGATGGATACGGATTTCCTTATCCCTCATGTTGCCCTGTAGCATTCCGCTCCATCTGAAAGTATATTTCCGCACCGCTGTAGAAAAGGAAGTCCAAGCCAATTCGCAATCGGCAAAATCATTGTTTCCTGTTTCCTTATCCCACACAATCCAACAACTTGAATCAAACGGCATCCGGGATATGAAATGATTTGCGCCCCATACGACTTGATTCTTGCTTACCCGGAATAACTCCGCAAAGTATTCCGGCCCCGGCGGCTCTTTGTCCTCGCCGTAAAATTCCGGGTAATCCTTTGATGTAGCTAATTTGCTTCTTGTGCCGTTTTTCTTTCCAGATTCCCCTATTCCGTATGGTGGGTCAACGATTGCCAAATCGAAATATTTATCCGGGAATTGGCGCATACCCTCCATGCAGTCCATGTTGTAGAATCCGAAATCAAGCATTTCCTAATACCATTTTTCCGGCTCGATAACATGCAGCCAATCCATCCGCTTGCCATCCTTATAGTCAAACCGTAGAAATTTTTCCGTGCTTGAATCAATCCAATATTCCGCCGGAATCTCCGGGTAAAAATTATGAAACTTGAATCTCCGCTTTTTCCCATCCGGCAAAAGGATATTGAATACTGCGGCGCATACCTCTTTGTATGGCGTTTCATTCCATTCGTCCGCCGGCCGTGATACGCAATAGGTTATTTTCTCCACATAATGAATTGACTTCGGAACAAATCCGCATTTAAGGCCCATGCCCACGCAATTATAGTAATTGCAGATAAACGCATCGAAAAGTTGTTGCTGCTCCGCCGTCAAATCCGAATAGCCTTTTAACAACTTGACATCATGCCCGAAAACCACTTTCAGATCGGTTACATTCCGCAGCCTGTAGTCCGGCAAGCCGAAAGCATTAAAACGCTTTTCGGCTTCGGTTACGCTGATTTTTTGTACTGCTGCCATCTTGCCCTTCCTTTCTCGTAATAAAGACTTTTTGTAAATCCCCGTGATTGTCTAGGTCACAGGAAATTTGTTATCTGAAATATATCTCTGTCATTGCCAAATTTGCCTTGTTTTCAAGCTTCCTATCTCCTATAATGTATCTACAGGTTGTTACAGCAACCAAGTACATAGGAAAGGGGAAAGCAAATTGCTCCAACGATACATCGTTGACCTTAGTTCCTATTCCGATGAAGAATCGGAAAGGCTGTATGAAATTCTTGACGGAACGGCATTTATGTGTAACTTCGTTGCCAATAAGCCGAAAGTATACGAAGTATTTTGGGAACATAAGGATTCCATAGAATCCGTTCTGCATATTCCGTCCGATTTCATCACTCGTTTTCAGTAAAGTACCGAATCTTTACCGATGGGCTTTCCGGGTCATAGTCAACTATGGCCCGCTGCCTTTTGTTCAGTTCAAAAGGCTTTGCAATCTGCTGTATGGCAATCAGAAACTTTTCTACATCCTCTCGCCTTATAGATGTTGTCCTTTGCAGTTCAAAACCATCATTTTCTTTGATTTCTCCCATATATGCCTACCTCTCTTTGGGAAATCCCCGTGATTGTCTAGGTCGTGGGGATTTAATACGCTATCCTATACCGCCGCCAATGCTGCCTTGCTTTTTTCAAGCCGCTGCCTGTCCGCAAGTGCTGACAGATACGTTTTAGCAAGCACTTTGGAATTTTCATCCAAGGATTCAAGCAGAACCGCCACTTCCTCATTTTCCGGGGATGCTATTGTCTTTCTGATTTCCTCGGTGTTCGCCATATTCATTTCCCCCTTTCCGTAGTCTTGTTTCGTTTGACTATGGTAAGATTATATCTACCTTTGGTAAGTTTGTCAATAGTTTTTTTGAAATTTTCTTGACTATGGTAAGTTTTTTTGTTATTATGTGCTTATCAGTCATAGAAAGGGGGCGTAAATCAATGAAAAATAGGGTTTCTAATATAAGAAAGGCTTTGCATTTAAGCCAAGAATCTTTCGGAAGCCGTTTGGGAGTGACTGGCGCATCAATATCCAGAATTGAAAAAGGGGAGCGAAGTATTACCGAACAAATGATTCTTGCTATCTGCCGGGAATTTAATGTCCGGGAAGAATGGTTAAGGGATGGCAAGGGCGATATGTTCTTGGATTTCACGGAAGATGAATTTGCAAAAGCCGCCGCATCGCTGTCCAGTGATGCCTTTGTGCGAAGCCTTATTGTAGAATACTGGAAACTGGACGATGACGGCAAAAAGCTATTCCGGGAATTTATACATAGGTTGTCGGATAGCATGAGGGGGCTTGAATAGCCGCCCCATGCTCCGCCGTCCATCTGTTGCCGGGATGCTATTTCAGATACTTGATGAATGTGTAAATCATAACAAGAAGCCTTTTCTCTGAAATTGCATCAATCATCTTGTGGATGATGGCTTTTAATTCCTCGTTACTCATTTAGCGCATCCCCCTTTCTATAGATTGTGGAAAATCCACAAGATATATTTTATATAGGGATGCGGAAAAAACAGGAAAGGAAGTGTGATATGTGGATTGTTGCCATTATTGCGATTGCTATTATAGCCTTTATTATATGGCTTGCAAAAAGCGGTAGAATAATTGTAAACAAGACAAATGCCATGGATAGCGATTCTAAAAAAGATTCGATTGTGATAGAAACATCTATTTCAGTTGAAACATCGAAAAAATATGTTGAAATACAAGAGGATGATGATTTTGAGGATCACTATTCATATAAAGCAGATTCTTTGATGGACAAGTATGAAAATGCTTGCAGCGAAGCGGAATCGGCATTTAATAATATGTTCGACTTATCAAAAAGGGTTAAGCTACTGGAAAAAGCAATATCAAAATATGAAGAATGGAAAAATTTCTGCTATGAAAAGGGGGATGCCGGAAAAAGATATTTTGAAGATGCCTATTCTGCCGCTTCGAAGCATCCTTATTCTCCGATTGAACGTGATATGTCGGGGGAATATATCGGGGAATACGAAAACGCCGATTTTACCGATATAGACTTTTTAAAATCAGTGTTAGAATATTATACATCACATCCAGACGAAGTAAAGGCGCACTTGCATGATGAATACATTTTTTATTGTGGCGGCCCAGATGAATACGAATTTTTAATGAAAGTGCAATCACTTCCAAAAGATTTATTAAAAATTATTAAGCAGAATGATGGCATAATGCAAAAAGATTTGTATGGAATGTTTGATGAAAGAATGAAATCGCACATACAAAAAGCTGTAAAAGAATTATCAGCAAAAGGAAAGATAATAGCCGTAAAATCCGGCAATTCTTATATGCTGACAATTAGAAAATAAATAATACCGCCCTTGCTACCAACAAGGGCGGTATAGGATAGATATACCTTGACACGGTTTCCCATGCCGCAGTATGACCTAGACACTCATATTATAGCATGGAAAGCCGGAAAAATCAAAGGCTTTCTTTTTTGTACCCATTTTTACCTAATTTGCAGTATTTTTCAGAAAGGACTTGCTATAATATGGAATTTGCCAAACTATACGGAAATCGGAAGCTGAAAGCGGCTTTATATGTCCGGGTTTCAACGCTCTATCAGATTGACAAGGATTCGCTTCCTTTCCAGAAACAGGAATTGATAAACTATTGTAAATATGCTTTGAATATTGATGATGTGGAAATATTTGAGGATGCCGGGTATTCCGGGAAAAATACGGATAGGCCGGCATATCAAAGGATGATGGCGAAAATCCGCCGGGGAGAATTTACCCATGTTTGCGTATGGAAGATTGACCGCATATCCCGGAATCTGTTAGATTTTGCCGGGATGTATGAGGAATTGAAAAAGCACCGTGTTACATTCGTTTCAAAAAATGAACAATTCGACACATCTTCAGCTATGGGGGAAGCCATGCTGAAAATCATCCTCATATTTGCGGAATTGGAGCGCAAGCTGACTTCCGAACGTGTCACCGGGATAATGCTTGATCGGGCGGCTAAAGGGTTGTGGAACGGCGCAAGGATGCCGCTAGGCTATAGATGGAGCGAAGAAGCGAAATATCCAGTGATTGACGATGCGGAATCGGTAACAATCCATTTTATTTATGACAAGTACGAAGAAGTCAAGTCATGCTTGCAGATTTGCCGGATGCTGAATAACAATAACATCAAGACAAAACGGGGCGGAGAATGGACATCAAAAACGGTATGCGACATTATCCGCAATCCGTTCTATAAAGGCACATACCGCTACAATTACAGGGAATCAGCAAGGGGAGCATTGAAAGCTGAATCTGAGTGGATTGTTGTGCCGAATAACCATCCGGCGATTGTATCAGAAGAACAATGGGAAAAATGCAATAAGATAATGGATGCGAACAAAGCGACAAAGGACACGGCGAAATTCCGCCCCCGGCGGTATGTTCATGTATTCGCCGGGGTTTTGAAATGTGCGGATTGCGGCGGCGGCTTTTCATCGAACAAAGACAAGGAACGGTCAAGCGGATGGCGGCCGTCTGCCTACCGTTGCAACCGTGCTACAGGGATGCGTGATTGTCCGGCTCTTGGAGTGTCCGATGTTGTGCTAGGCCCCTTTGTGTTTAACTACATTGCTAACTTCGTGCGCTTGCAGCGCAAGGGCGGGCCATACACGGCGGAATCCATCGAAAAGGCATTATTGTCCGGGAAGTGCTTTTCAGAGGTTGCCGGGATTGATTCTAAGGGCATACAGGACACTTTGAAAGCGTTGGGCTATGCCAATACCGCCGGCCCGGATTTTGTGCCGGATTTAGGCGCACAGGACACCACGGACGGCGATTCCGGCGGATTCGACATCGAAATATTGCAGCAAGAGGAAGAAAAGCTGAAAAACGCCTTGCAGCGGCTTTTAGACTTATACCTTTTTGATTCTGCTGCCATATCGCAGCAGATCTATATAACCAAAAAAGAGGAATTAGAAAAGAATCTGAAAGGGGTACAGGCGGCCATTGAAAAAAGCATGGACGATTCCGGCATCCGCCCCGATGCGCTCAATACCTCATTCATGAAAAAGGCATCCGCTTTCATAGTGAATCAGCGCATTTTGAGTAAAAAGGAAATTGATTTTGAGGAATTGGCTTGTAAGTGTGATGCGGATGTCATGAAAGATTTAATATCTGCCACAATAGAACGAATAGACATCCGGGCCGGGCGCATCGAAGCCATCACGTTCAAATCCGGGCTTGTGCATCGGTTCAACTATAAGGAATGATGTGCTTCAAAATATTTTTAAAGCCGGGGGAGCATCCCCGGCTGATTTATTTCTTATCCTGTTTTTCGCCCTTTTCTTTAGAATCTTTCTAATGTACCTTTCACAATCGCATATATATTTTTTCTGGAATTTTTCTATTTCTGGATTTCTGGAATAATACTTTGATTTATCATTCATTCTGTATTACCTCTTTCTTGATGAATTTCTTACAGGCTTTTCTTGAACCATAAAAAGCGTTATTCATCCAGTATAAAAAGCTTTTTGCTTCGAAGGGCTTGCATTTAAGGCCGCACAAGCCCCTTGCTTCTCCATCTGTTAAAAAATTTTTGCAATCCCTACATGTATCAGCCATTTGATACCTCGCTATCTCTATCGGAGTTTCGTATATTTCTTTTATGCGCTTTTGTATGGATTCCATGCGCTTTTCAATTATTCCTTTTGATTCCTTGATTGCCGCCATCAGAGAATCGCTTTCTAATTCTTTATCCCAATACCCTAACGCCTTACAGTTCAAAAACCATCCATCACAATTTGTTATCCGATGGATTGATATTTCAACGCTGCCGGATTTTGCCCTAAAGATTGTTCCATCCTCTACAGGGATGCCGAATTTTGCATTGCTAACAAATTTCACGCTGATTACCTCCAAAAAAACAGGTCAAATGATAATGATACACTGTTTGCCCTATCCTTGCCGGAAGAACAAGCACCCTGTTTTCCTCAATCGCCTGTTGTAATGATTCTTTTGATAGATTTTCTCCCATTCTCGCACCTTTTTTGATGCCCGAAATCGCTAGTAAAATCAAGGCTTTCGGCAAATCCGTGTTACAATAACCATTGGACACCCGAATGTTTGAGTAAACGCGAACGGGCGACGTCCGTTTTTCCGTTCAAATTCCCGAACCCATTCCCGGCATTTAGCCATAAAATAATACTGACGAGCCGGTTCTTCTGTCGGCGGCTTCCTGTCTAAATCTATTTGGTCCAGATCAATTTCCTGATACATATTTCCTGATTTTTTTCCTTTCCTTACCTGAAACACTGCTCTGATTTTATCACAGCCCCCCTTTTTATTCAAGGTAAACTGCCGAAATTTGCCTGGTGTACCAGTGTACTGCATCAGTGATACCAGATAATTAAACTGTTAAACGCTTTCGTCCAGGGTATCATATTTGTTTACTTTTCCAGGCTCCAGTGATATGATGAAAGAAAATTGACAATTCACAAAAGATGAGGGCGCCATGTATCATATTATCGTCAATCCCGCTTCCCGTTCCGGCAGAGGGCTTCGCATATGGAAAAAGCAGGTGGAGCCGGTTCTGATCAGAGAAAAGGTATCTTTCCGGTCTTATCTGTCCGAAAAACCAGGGGATGTAATCAGAATTGCAAAAGGTCTTTCGGAATCAGCAGAAAATAATACAACTTTACAAATCATTGTACTGGGCGGAGATGGTACGGTCAATGAAACGCTGCAGGGCGTTTCCGTGCCCTCCCGGCTGATCCTTGGCTATATTCCCACGGGTTCCAGCAATGATCTCGCCAGAGATCTGGGGCTTCCTGAGAATCCTGTGGATGCTCTGCATCTGATCTTACACACAGCCACACCTACTCCCATGGATCTTGGGCATATCACCTATCCCGATGGCGAAAGCCGCTGTTTTCTCGTCAGCTGTGGCATCGGTTATGATGCGGCGGTCTGTGAGGAGGTTCTGCGCTCTCCGATGAAAACTGCGCTGAACAAATTAGGACTCGGCAAACTGATCTATCTTGGCATTGCTCTGAAACAGCTCTTTACGGCCAGGGCTGTCTCCGGCAGACTGACGTTAGACCACAGCGATCCTGTTAATATTGGTAATATGCTTTTTACCTGCTGCATGCTGCACCGCTATGAAGGCGGCGGTTTTATGTTCGCTCCTGCTGCAGATGCCCATGATGGCCTCTTAAACCTCTGTGCAGTGGGTGATCTTTCAAAATTTCTGATTCTCTTTGCCCTGCCCACGGCCTTCCATGGAAAACACTATCGCTTTCAGGGTATCACTCCCTACCTTGCAAAAGATATCATAATAGAATCCGGCACCCCTTTATGGATCCATACGGATGGGGAAGTTGCACGAAAAGAATGCCGTATCACCGTATCCTGTGAAAAAGATGCTTTTTCCATGCTTCTTTGA